CCTAATAGATGTAATGCATACTCTTTATAGCTTACATATTGCTTAGGTATAGATCCACCTGCTTGAGGAATAAAGCATAGAGATCCCACTAATGCTATTAGCACCCCGCGACCTACCCGCTTCAGCGGGTCGCGGTGAGCCCCTGAAGGGCTCTGCGTCTTTAGCATAATGACCTTGTCAAATACCATGTGTAATCTTGGGCGTGTCTTCACTTTTGTACCCCCTGTGGATAATTTCTGTGGATAACTATTTAATGAATATAACCCAGTGAGTACCCATGCGCTTGCCGCTAGGATGACCCAGTATGGGCTTTTGATCTGTCAGTTCTAAGATTTCTTTCAATGGAATAGATACTTCATTCCACTTAAACACTAATGTGCCATTGGTCTTTAGTACTCTGAAGCACTCAGCAAAGCCCTGAGTTAAATCTTCACGCCATGATTGGCTATCTAGTACCCCATATTTCTTCCTCATCCATGATTTCTCAGACAGTCTAAGCATGTGTGGTGGATCAAAGACAACTAGCTGAAATGTCTGATCTGGATAAGGTATAGACCTAAAGTCCATGACTTCATCTGGCTTGATTGTGATGGTCTGGCCATTTGTAAGTAAGTGTGTCTCATCCTCTCGAATGTCACCAAATACCACTCGCTCATCTGTTTTGTTAAAGTAAAACGATCTCATGCTACTTGCTGGATCTAATACTGTTTTCATTAGTTGCCCCATTGAATAGAAGATTGCTCGCCATGATTAAAGGTCATGATGATTGAATGAAAGCTTGAACCTTTCTTAACTTCGCCAGACTCGTCAAAATATGAGATTCTTCGACTAGGCATGTAAGTTTTAGGATACTCATTGGCTGCATACATAGAATGTCGCTTGACTCCACCCATTGCATCAATAGGCAAGATCAACACAGTCTTAACACCATAGGCATAAACTCGTTCTATCACCTTGTCCTTGATACTAAAGGGAGGATTGGTGATTATGTAGTCACAATGGTAATTAGCTTCCAAGAAGTTGCTCATACCATGTAGAACAGTATGTCCATGATCTTTAAGTGTCTTGACAAACAAGCTCTGGTCTGAATCGAAAGGGCACAGAATTACGGATTGCGGTTTAGGGTCAAGTAAGCCAATAGCCAAGTTGACTGTTTCTTGGCTGGTATACCACTCGTCCGAATAAACATTCTTTGTAATGCCGTTAAGTGTCAATCTTTGCCCCATCCTTTGCCCTTAAAGTGAATTGGTGCAGCTCCTATGACCTTGACCATTGGCTCATTACAATAGTTACAAAGCACTACTGGTCGATTGTGCCATCCATGTTGGACTTCTTGACTAAGATTGCATCTGGCGCATTTGTAATCGTAGGATGGCAAGTAAAGCACTCCCTTATCATGTAAGACCCACAGCTTGAGCAGCGGTCAATGTCTGCATCTGTAGGTTCGCTAGTAAGATGACCATATTTTAATATGAGTAGTGGCAATAGATCAGCTAGTCGGATGATGGCGCAATACTCGGCAGCATCTTCGCCTTGTCCGTTAAGCCTTATGACTCCGAAACCCAATTGCCCCGAAGTGGATGTCCGAGCCTTTAATTGCTTGAGATATGCCAGAGGTTGAAAGCCTGCCCTTGCTTTGACTTCAACATCGAACGGCACATTAACAATATCCTTGCCACTACCCCTTCCCACACATGCGCCCTGCCACCAAGTCGATAGGTACTCAGCTACTACGCGCTCTGTGCGGAAACCTCTGTGCTTTCTATGCTGGGTCATAGATGGTGCTTAGCCTCGCATCTACTGCAAAACCACACTACTAGCCCATCCTCTTGTCGATCATATTCATTAACCATGCCATCGACATCACAGTCACTGCAATTCATAAAACCACCGAATCCGCTGAAACTGTAGATGTGTCCATTGACAGGACTTCTGTATATGTCTTTGCCGTTTATCACTGTGACCCCAATATGTAACCTAGCCAAATTGAGCAGATTACTAACACAATAATTGCACCTGTAATGAGATTATCCATTGACTGTGCTGCATTTCTTACACTGCCACACAACTATGCCATTGACAGGATCAGATGAGATGTCTGCTAAGTCTTTGATCTGCACTGGCTCATTGCACAGCTGACATGGTACGAATGCCGTCATCAGATCTAACCATTCACCATTAATTTTTATACCTATGTTACCCATTAGCCTCTCGCTCTCTGTGGTTGCCATTTACCGACATTATTTATCTCATACCAGATAGGTTCGCACTTACCTTCCATGCCTGCATGCCCTAACAAAGGACATGAATAATGTGCCCATTCTTTACCTGTTTTGGCTTTGCCCGTTTTCCATACGCGATGCCCATGCAAGCAGGTAGGCACTTCGATTGCCTCAGCTGTGCCAATGATTGCAGCTACATTCTCCATAGCCTTGTCTAGGGTAACTGGAGCATCCACTACCTTCATATACTCATTAACAGGTGTAGTCCAATAGTCTTGCTGGTCTGGTACAAGATCCTGTACCGCTGGCTTTACTACTTTTGTAGCAACGACCTTGCTCATTTCTTCGCGGCTTGGTCGTTTCCCTTTAGCAGCATAACCTGCATTAGCAAGAGCTCTGCCGATCGCCGAAGTCTCGCAATTCTCCAGTGCTGAAGTGCTATTAACGCCTCTATCAGTAACCTTCTCCTCCGCGAGCCCTGTTGTCCATGCAACAAGATCGGCAGTAACTTTGTAAAGATATGCTTTAACAACATATCGATCTTTGTCGCACACTTCCAACTCAGTAGCAATGCGGAAATCTGGATAGTCCTTAATAAACTTTTCAAGTCTCACCTCAACAGTCTCATAGTCGGCTAAATTAAACATATAACTCACTTTCCTCTGTGGCTAGTTGCCCAGCCAATGCGCCATAGCTGCATAGATCGACCCAATTATCGACATGCTGTGCAGATTGATTAGTCCTAGCCAGTTTAACTAAAACCATAATGCCTGCTACCTGGTAATCGTGGATCGGCATCTGTAAATAAGCACTTAGCAGCATGGCTGTGTGCTCTAAGTTATCCGCTGGATGACCATAGGTAAGCCCACGATCTCTAATTGTGTCAGTGGCTGTTAGTAGAATCTCTTTAGCGATCATTCTTCCCAGTACTCCTGTCGGCTAAGTGATCGTCCTCTGTGCCAGCCTTCGCGCTGTCCTCTTTCATAGCCTGTCTTATAAGCATCTACAGCTACTAAAATCATGCCGAAGATAATACCTATAAGACATATCAGTAATGCCTTTTCTTCTATCGTCATTCGTGTACCTATCTGTAGCAGTGCCCTTGACTGCTTACGATATTAGTGTGGCATACCGACAGATTATTCCCTGGTTAATTTGGATAACGAAATGATAACAATTCTCCAGCGTCCACTGCATCGTCAAGTGTGCGCTTTATGTCAAGCGTATAATCGTCCATAAAGGGTAAATGATCCATCCTTGTTTATAGGCACGAGCATTGGACTAACACGATCTCCATGTGTCTCTATCACTGCCACGCTCATCTGCCAATTAGCACTGCCAGCCTTGAGATAAGAGGCTTTGCGCTTGTCCATAACATTACCTGCTTCTAAGCCCCACAAAGTCCTGTACGAGGCTCCTATGCCCTCTGTGAAGGCACTAATGCCTGCCCTGTGGGTATGTCCGCAGACGACCGACTTGCCGAACTTCTTAGCTAAACCAAGTGCTGTAAGTCCAGCATTAGAATTCATCGATCCTTCATCGCCATGTACTAAGACCCAGCCTCTGTGGAACTCAAAAGGCTTTTTGTGGAATCGGATACCGAGTCCTGCAAAGTCCATAAACTTGGCGTACTCAAGCTCTGGCAGTCCAATGAGGCTAGGTGCTCGTAGTAGCGTATGGTAAAGCCTGTCTGTGTGATTGCTGCGAGTGACATCTGTTGTGCCGAGGTCATACAGAATATTCTGCGCAAGGCTTCTGTCAGCATCAAGCGTTCCTTCCCATTCTAACTTAGTGCCCTGTGCCCACTTGCTCTGGCTCTGCATATCTAGCTCATCGCCTGTATTTAGAATGAGGTCAAACTTCTCGCGCTTTACTAACTTGATAAGATTCTTAACTGCCTGCTCATGGTGATAGGGGATCTGTAGATCCGAAATGACCAGATAGCGTTTCTTAATCATCGTCCTCATCTTCATAATCGCCAAACTTCTCTGGCTCTATGGGATCGGGCAAGATCCATGCAGGGTAGGCTGATCGCTCAATGATGATGCCCATGATTTCATCCTCAGCAAAGCCTGCTCGCTTTAGACTTTGAGCAAACTCATACATGCCAATGCAGTAAGCATCGAGAGCTGAGTAGTCTTGCTCTACTAAGTCTTTAGTTGCTTTTCTTGCCATGGGAAAATTATCGGTCTAGAAGTAGATTATAGATCTCATCAACACGCCCGTTAAGTCTTTTAATTTCAGACAAAAGGTGCGTAATGACAAAGCCCGATAGACCACCTAGCACTGCAAGAGTAGCCAGGTACAGAGTAAAGAAGTCTGACTGCGTCACTTCTTCAAGCCGAGTGCAGTGTCGTTAGCGTTAAGGTAACGCAGTACTGGAGGCAGAATAGATGCAACACCAGCTGCGATAAGTGCCTTGGGATCTGTGACCCCTGCTGCTGCCATTGAGATAACCGCTACTAAAAAGGCTCTTGCCCATGAACCTGCTGCTGTCTTTAGTTCATTCATTACTTGCTCCTAACATAGGTACTTGAAAAAAAGCACCATCATTGTCAGCTTCTTGCGAAAACGAGACATGACAGTGGTGGTTGTGTTTGTTTGAACCCTCGTATGGTCGCCAAGCCCAAGCCTTTTTGCTTGAGGCGATACGACCATCAAAGATAATGTAGGTAATACGCTTTTCTTTTTTAGACTTGCATAAGAGACGAATCTGATCTGCAATATCTGGCATGAGGTCTGGCTTGCTCCGACCACTGACATCACGATCCACA